GGAGGTGGAAACGCTTTCAATACTGCCATAATCCTACCCCTTTATATTCCCGCTTCTGGCAACCATCATCTGCATCTGCTGCTGTTTCTCCTGCTGCAACATTATCTTTGCCTTGTCCGCATTCGGGTCATCAATGTAATCCAGAGCTATCTCAGGCGGATAAATACCGGCCTTCACCATTTCCATAGCATCCAGCCGTTTCGCCATCCTGTTTGTCGGTGTCGTAGAACCGGCAACAATCTTGATATGCAGACCTTCCAGATCAATCGGCGGGTCTTTGGTAATGTCCGCCGGACGAACCTGATCGACAGCCGCGATCCACTTGGCCTGAATATCGTTGGGATCGGGCGGCACAGCCTCTCCCGTGTTCGGGTCAATCTGCTTGTCCTTTTCAGGCTGCCAGTTGCTTACTTCATCCGGATCAATCAAACGCTCCCACATCTGGCGCGGCCAGTGCCGAAGCATCAAGGCGAATATAACCTTTGCCGTTTTCTCTATGGTTGATTCCACCACGCCTAAGAACGGCGTTGACATCATGCCCGCCTGATCCTGAAGGGCGATAACCAGCTTGCCGGAATCAACGCCCGGCGGAAGCTTCCCCTTCATGACTTCCTGCATATCGAATTCATCATTGAGAGCCACCTCGTCGCGCTGCTCCATCGCCATCAGTTCTGAAGAAGTCGTACCTGGCAGCAATCGCGAAGGCGGAAACGGAGCGTCTTTGGGAACCTTCAGACTGTCGCCGTACTTGGGGTCGTTCTCCCACTTGCAGCCCTCAGTCATCATGACAGGCGCGTCAATGTTTTTTGAAATGACATAAACCGTCTGCGTGCGGCGTTTATTGCGGCTCTTTGATATTTCGATAGCCCTGTAAGTCGGCCCTACAAAATAGCCGCTATAGGAACGGTCATGGCCTATTAACAGCTTCGGAATAACCGGATCACCGTCGGAATCCAGACCGTAAGGATTTGTTTCTTCGGAGATAAGTTTCTTTCCCACAATAATACGCTGTTTTCTGACTTCGGTAACTTTCTCTTTGTAAGTGGCATCCAGGCCGAATTGCTTCAATTCTTCCACGGCGGCTTTAGCTTCCTTGCTCGTATCAAAATCAAACTTCTCGACTGCGGACGTCTGCGGGTTAACCGTCATAACGGAGTATGCTTTCTCCTTCTTGATCAGCCACGCTTCGATTTCATAAACATCGGCGTCATCGGCGGGATCGTGCTCAACGCGGCTGTCCTTGTCCTCTGAGGTCTGCATGCGGGCGTATTCGTCCTCTCCGGGGTGACCGGCGGAAGATTCACCCTCCTCTGAATCCATCGGAACCATGTTAAACTCAAGGTCATCATCCATGACATCGTAATTGGCTTTGGCATATTCCCGCGTAATCAGGTGAGCCTTGATAATATGGGAATCAACCTTCGTGGCAAGCCGGGACTTCTTGTCAAAATAGTAATCCAGCGGATTATCGGAGAGGAAAATGATTTTACCGAACTTGCCTTTGGATTCATCGAACTTGACATCGATCACGCCCAGCGACCCCGTCTTGCATTCCTTCACCACATCAAACAGGACTTCCCCGCCGTTATTCTGCCCCCACACAAAATCAAACCCGCGCTTGAGCAGTTCCGCTACGTACAAATCAGACGAACCTATCGGCTTGACATTAATCCCAGGCTTATTGGCTGTAGCCACTGCCGCGGCTCCCTGAATGCCTTTGCTGACATCATTGATGGCAATAGGAATCTGCCCGCGATTAATCATCTGGTTCTTTTCTTCGTCCGACCACAAGGCGTCCTTTTTTCCCCAGGCAACTTCCCAGCCGCGCTTATAGACCTGTTTCTCCCAATCCTGACGGTCGGTGTCTTCCTTATACCGTTTCAAAAGGCGATAGACTTCAACAACCTTATCATCCGCGCCGGATTCCTGTATTTTCTTGATATTGATTCCCGAAGTGGGAGTTATAGATGTCGAATCATCGTTTTGCATATGTCCTCAATCGTGAATGAAATCTTCACTATTCACGTTTCTCTCTTCACCCTTCAGTGCGGTAATCCTTTCGGCACCTGCACCGTCGCATTCTGATATTTATACGCGAAAGCCACCATGAACCGCTGCCACATCAAAAGAGCGCCTTCCCCGATAACCTCAACATGAATCTCCCCCTGCTGTTGCTCAAAGAACGCATCCAGTACCGTAAATTTTATGACCGCCAGTTGCCTGTCTGATAAATCCTTCAGACGGTAATTTGGAGTCCGAATATAAACATACCGGTCATAATACGGATTGATCGCCAGCGGAGAACACTCTGCGATTTTGTACCCCACAACGACACCGTCACATTCAACCGTCATAATCGCATCCGGGTCTTTCTTGCGGTAAAGTCCCTTGGCTATCATAATGTCCGCGCTCTGGTTGGGATGTTCCACCGTGTGCCTAAGTTCGTTACAGGCTTCAAGCAAACGGCCATCAAGTTTAACGACTTCCTTTGTGCGCTCTAACTGTTCTTTATGTTTTGTACTGCTCATCTGAAAGTCCCTTTCACTTCGTAAATGGTGAAACGTGAATGGTGAATTGTGAAACGTGAATGGTGAATGGTGAAACGTTTCTCTCTTCTCCTTTCACTCTTCACTATTCACTTTTAACTCTTCACCCTTCACGATTATTGCGCCCATATTTCCCCCTCTTTCTTTTCTTCGGCTTGCCGGGCTCTCCAACCGCTCACAGGCAAAGGAATCTTTTCGCACATCGGCAGATAAAAATCGCCATGGAGAGCAAGCGCCGCCGCGATCACGCAATCATCATGAAATCCGCTATCCGCGCCCAGCTTTTCCTTTTCTTCATCCTTGATAAAAGTAGCGCACTCCCCCAGCAAATATCGGCAATAGACCGGCCTGTGCGTTGCCAGATACGATTTAAGAGAGCCGCAGATAAGCTGCTTAGCTTCCGTGGTCTCTAAAAAACCGTATTGCTTTGTCATCACCTTTCCAATGGAGTCGATTTTCTCTTTGACGTAAAGATTAGCTTTGAGGGTGATAAGCCTGTCAATCATAGTTATGCCAGCGCCGTTTCTCTCCGGAACGATCAGCGCGTTTTCATAATAGCGCGAGAGATTAAAAAGCCTGTCCCCCCATTTGTACGAATCAATCTCATTGCTCCGCATGCGTGCGACAAACTCTTTTTTGAAGCGATCATAGACATAAGCCACGGAATAATCCTGCTTCAATCCCTCCCCGATATCAGAGCCGATACAATAGCGGTATTTCCAGTGGAGCTGATCCCAGCTATCCGTCAGGAAATACGGGAAACGCCACAGCTCAATCGTTCCCTGCGGATTCTCGATAAAATCAATATCTTTTGTCTTTTTATCAACAAGAACGCTTCCAGTTGTACCGGCCTGCAAATATTTATGATCTTCTAGAACTCCCATGAAGAAACACGTATCAAGAGACGCCTCAAACGAGCAATAATATTCCTGCTTGATCTTTGATTCAGACATACCGGATTCGCGTTCAGCCTGGATCATTCTGGCGGTGATGACACCCGTGTCATCTACCGTCAGCAATTCACAGAACCAGTCTTTGTTATTCTTCGCCATTTCGTACAATTCAAAACCGTGGTTCCTTCCCCTGGGCGTGTAATTGAAAAGCGCCCAGCCCCCATTCTCCGTCAAAATAGGCCGTATTAAATCCCATGCCACGGGATTCTGTAAGCTGTACTCCGAAAAAACGCACCCGACGGGATTAGTTCCCATGATAGCGTCGATGTTATCCGTCCCGATGATCTGAAAAAGCGATCCGCACTTTAACTTGATTTTCATTTCACTTTGGTTGGTGTTATCACGTATCTCTTCTGGAATATGATCCATGTACTTAAAGCCGGCCCTGTCTATTCCGTCCCAAAGAACTTTTCTTCCCTGGTTGTAGGTGGGGAAGAAATAGTAGTATGTCCCGACACGCTTATGGGCTTCTTTCACGATTAGATTGAGCAGGGTTTTATCTTTCCCTGATCGCCTATGCCACACAGCCACCCCGCGCTTATAGCCGTTTTCTAGGCAATCGCAGAGGGGTATTTGATATTCTCTTGGTGTGTAGTTATGTGGAATTCTAATCCTCATTATTTTTTCACCTGTTTTCCAAACCTATCAACAATTTCGACGGTTAAACCTGCCTCCGCGCCATGCCCCGCGCTTATTTTGTCCGGGGATATCTTCGACTTTAGTTCGCTTAAAATCAACTTGCGGGCATCCACACGGAGTTTGGAGCGGGTGATATGCTCCTTGTCAACAAACGGCTTGCCCTTATCGTCAAAGGCAACATCAAGGCTTTCATCGTCGGCAATTTCCAGTATTTCCTCCGCTAAAACCGCGTACTGCTCTTCTTTCGCTCGCGCGTATTGCTCCGCAAATTCTTTATCATTGAGCCATTCCATGACTGTGGACAGATCAGGTACGCCATCCATAGATTTTGATAATTCTTTGAGAATACTGCGGACAGATTTGTTTGACGCGGCAATCATATTACAGATTGCTTTTTGAATTTCGAGTTTATCGGGTTTAGAAGTCCGTCCTTTTTTCATGGCTGCATTATAAGCCCTGATTTTTGTGTTTTCTCCGGCTGGCTCTGGGTGGGTCTGAGCGGCTCTCAAACGGCAGTTAAAGGACTTGACAAGGTATTTTGCGGGTAAGACCGGGTAAGACCGGGCAAGAATTAACGCGCAGCGCGGACATTTATGTCCGCTATCAAACAGGTCTGAAGACCCGGACTACGTTTTGCATCAACAATCGTAAAGAGTGATTTGAGGATTACGATTTGAAAGACGTGAAGATCGCTCACGAATCTATGTCAATAACCAACGAAGAGCTTTTTCTTCGCTGCTCCCAACGTATACATTAGCTTCGCTATTTACCGCCATATTCTCCGCAAACTTATTTATGTGCTCCGGCCTTCTAAGCATGGCTAACTTGAATTTATTTCCGAATATAGTGGCAACCAGCGCGCCGAGATAGAACTTTTGCATATCCCTCACATTAGGTAAATTGAACGCATCGACAAGAATTCTTGCGCGTTTGTTTTCTTCTGACAACTTCTTGACGGTCATTATTGTGTTATTAATATCGGCAATATGGGCGAATGGATTCCCCTCCCCGGAGAGAGTAATCTTCAGGTATTCATCAAAGACTTCAAATGATAATTGAGGATTCAATATTACCTCCGTCGCGCACTTAAGACATGTGATCTTTTTGTGGAACTAATACTCTGCACGGTACTGATAATCTTAAATCACTACATTAATTATATTATAATCAAGAGTCTTGTAATTCATATGTAAAATAAATATCACTATCGCCTGATGAAATACTCCTAACCTGTCTCACAACAGTTTTCTTCCCGAAAATTTTAAGGGCCTTTTGAAAGTAACCCATGAGAAGTTTTTCGAAGTAATAATGTCTGATTTGAAGCCTGGTGATTTTGAGATGAACGACGTTGTTCTCGAATTTTGTGATAACTATACCTTCGTCAAAATAGGTCGACCAGAGTTTAG